GCGATCGATCATCGCGCCGGCCATACCGATACCGTCAATTCCGTCCGCACCCTTCGCGGGAGGATTGGCTTTCAGGAATGACGCGACTGCGCGCTCGACCTGCGCATCGGTCGCATCGCTTCCGTTATCACCGTTCTTTCCATCCTTCACCGGATGCTCGGCGAAGTACTGGGCCACAGCTTCAGCCGCACGGAGCTTGGCGATCGCGCTATATTCGTCGCGCGCTAGCAGTTCGGTCACCACGTCAGCGACGTCGATCGGCTCAGCATCGTGGCCATTCAAGCCGTCTACGCCGTCCTTCGGCTTCGGTATTGCATCCACTGCCTTAGCGACAGCGGCATCGATAAGCGGGGCAATATCCTCGATTGTCACGCTCCGGCCGTCGTCGCCTTTGTCTCCCTTGATGGGGTTAGGCAACTGGCGCTCCTCGAGCGCCTTGATGCGCGCGAGAAGCGGCTCGGTAGCCTCGCGCACGATGACAGCCATGGTCTTGCCGAACTCGACCGGATCAAGCATGTAGGGCCTCTCGCGTTGCTTCGAGCGCCCTGCGCTGCCATCGCTCGGCCATGAGCTGATCCACTAGGGACCGAAGCTCATCGTTGGAAGGATCGGGTTCTGGTTCTTGCGGCGGTTCGGCTGGCTTTGGCCCCTGCATGTTCGGATCCCAATCTGCACGGTCCGCCAACATGCCGAGCGGATAATCTTGCTGCTGGCCCCAAAGCGTATCGCCGCCGCCAGTCGGGGCAAGGTTGAATTTCCTGCGCGCCTCGTCCGGCGTCTTGATCTTCCCGGACACCAGCTTTGTTTCGAATTCAGCCTGTTTCGTCTGGTCCATGCGAAGCAACGGTTCCAAGTCGAGCTCGATACCAAGCGGCTTCGAAATACCGAGACCTTCGTCCATCAGGTATTCCATCGCCTCGATATCTGACTGAAGGCCGAGCGAGTAGTACGTGTTCATCACGTCATCGACCTTAAGGCCGGCAGGAATCTCGCCGACTCCGACGATGTAGGGAGGGATGCCGAACGGCTGGCAAATCTGCCGATCGCTGTACTGCATCTGTTCGACGAGCTGCGAGTCAGCGCCTTTCATCGCGAACGACGTGAACTTCATATCGGCGCCGATGACGGCGACCTTGCCGGCGTTGTCGCCGGTATAGGCGGTCTGCCAGTAATCGCGCACCAGCTGCGCATCGGTGTCGGACATGCCAGCCGGTGCCGTGAGAATGCCGCCGGGCTGCGAGTTGTTGTTGAAGAACTGCGCGGAACTCTGAAGGATTTTGAGGTTTTTTACCGTCGGCCAATAGGCGGCGCACAGAGGCGGCACGCCAATTAGCGGATGGTGGATGCAGACTGCGCGGTCGTGGATGATTTCCGAGGCCGGCACGAGCAGCTTGTCGGCTGGATAGCCCTCGGGAAGCGTGTTGAGCCGGTCCGTATTGAGCTGGTAATAGACCTGCCCAGTCTCCGTGACCATCGGCATGACGCGGCAGGGATCGAGCACGTAGAGCGCGACAACGACGCCTCGTGCGTCGCGGCGCTTCAATACGTAAGTGTTGCCCTGCGTCAGCTTCGAGATGCACCAGACTTCGCGGAATTGCTGCGCGGTCTGATAGTTGTTCGGCTTGCGAAGGACTGGCGAATAGGCCGAGTTATCCACAGACGTCCAAATCTCGTTGGTCGCGTTCTGCTGCATCAGGCAAAACGGCAGCTTCCCGATGTCGGACGACTTCCGCATGATGCAGGCGTAGAGCGTCGGGTAGCAGACGAGGTCGCATTGCTTTACCTCGCAGTTCTTCTGCCATGCGCCGGCGAACGGCTCGAAGATTCGATACCAGCCACGCTGAGGCACTGCGCTGAGCGCGTTCTGCGTGTGCTCGATCGTCAGGCCGAAAATGCGCACGCTCAGTCCTCGGCGCGCATGTCGCGGCGGCGATATTGACGCTTCGGCTTGCCGGTTCGTGGCGAGATGTCTTCCGCCGTGCCCACTTCGCTGAGCTTGCCGGCATGAATCAGCACCTTCGCAACCTTGTCCGGAAGCGTGAACTCATCGCCGGGCTTGTACTTGCCGAACTTCTTGTTGACCGGAGTGACTTTCATGGATGCTCCGAAAGAAAGAGGGCTCCGAAGAGCCCTCCAGGGACCACTACCACTAACTCAGCACGCGGACGGGAAGCCGTCGATCCACTGGATGGCGCCGCTGCGACGCAGGCCCCACCAGATGAAGCGCTCGGCACGCAGCGCGATGCTGTTCGTCTGCCACATCGATACGAGCGATGCGCCCGTCGGCGTGCCGGCATTGCTCGTCGGCGCGTCGTTCATTTCGATGCTGGCCTGCTCGGACGCATCGACCGTGACGCTACCGTCGTCGGCGAGGTAAACCTCGGCCTCATCCACGAGGATGAAAGGCGCGCCGCCAGAACCACCGTTATTGGCAAGGTAGTTCGACACTCGAATCGGGACGCCCTTGTACGTGCCGCCGGTCGGCGTGACGCCGGGGAACGCCGGATTGCCCAGCGCGTCCGTGAGGAACGACAGATAACGCGCGACTGCCGGCGTCGTGTAGTACGCCGGACGGATGCCGAGGTTAGTGCTGTCCCACGGCGACCACAGGCGCAGGATCGCGCAGCGGATGTCGTCGATGTCATCGGAATTGCCCGAGCCAGTCACCGGCGCAACGCCATTCAGCAGGCCTGCCGGCGAAACGTTGGCAACCGCAGCGGCATCCGGGTCGAACAGATCGTTATCGATCTTCGCGATCACGCAGTCCGCGAGCGAGTCGCGCACCAGCGCTTCCGCGTTCGGGTCCGAGAACCGGGCCAGCTCCTGCGTCAGCACCGTGATGGCCGCAACCTTGGTGAACGGGACCGTCGTCGCGTTGTAATCGAACTTCGTGACCGGCTTCGCCTTGCCCTGCCCGACCCAGTTCGCCGTGCCGCCGCTCGTTTGTCCGTTGATGCGGACATTGAACGGGATCGGGCGGAACTGCGCTTGGCCGATAAGCGTGCGCGGACGCAGATATTCGATGAAGTCGCCGCCGAAGTTGTCGGCGTAGACGAGCGGGCCGGCCCACGTCGAGTCGGTCGTAGTGCCAGCCGGCACAGTAGCGCGCAGCTTCATCAACTCCGCGAAATTCGCGCCTTCCGCTTGCGCCTTGAGCGCATTGACGACATTCTCGGTCTGCGGGTAATGGCGCTCGGCCAGACGGAACGCCGTCTGATGATTGCCCTTCGAGGCCAAGAGGCACATGGCATAGCGCGCGAACGCGATGCCGGGCTGCAGCTTCTCGACGGTCTTCAGCGAGAGGTTGTCCCGCGACAGCGGCGTCGTGCTCGCGGTTGCGTTCGCCTTGGTCTTGTCGTCGACCTGCGTCGCCGTACTCTTGTCGATCTTCTCGAGGTCGCGAGTCCGCTCCAAATCGACATCGATCGCCTTGATCTCGCCTTTCAGCGTGTCGAACTCGGCCGACTCGGCCTGATCCATTGTGCGGCCATCATCGACGGCCTTCTGATGGATTTCCTTCATGCGCGTCTGTTTTTCAGCGCGCGTCGCCTCCAGCGAGGCGATGTGCTCCGCATACGTCTTCACGGATTTCCCTTCGGAATAGAGATGCGTCGCGTCACCGCGATGCGTTCGGCTGCTTCACAGCAGTCGTCGCGCAGCCCTATGGCCTCCTCAGCTAAGGGAGGCGATGCCTGCGAAAAGTGCCGGGGATCAACGCCCCGGCGCGGATGCGCCCTCTACCGGGCTTAGCGCCGTCTCTCGACGGTGCTACTTCGTCAGCCTCACTGAGCCGACGCGATTCGGATTGATGAGCTTTACGGTGCTGACCGGCTCGCCTTTGTCGGCGAGTCTGATCGAACGGATGATGTCGAGCGGGAGTTCACGCATCGACTTCACCGCAGTAATAATGGCCTCGGGAAGCGCCGGAACCGAAACCGAACTCAGTTCGTAGATTTCGATTTCCTGATAGTCGATTCCGCCGTCCTCCTTGAATGCGTATTTGATCGGCTTGAAGCCGATGCTCACGCCACGGACGACGCCGTAAGTGATTTCTCCCCATGCGGTATCACAGCGGTCCTTGAAGGGACCTGGCTCCGCGACGACGGGAATTTCTGCCGAGAACTTGATGCCCTTCGCCGTCGGCTTCTCGAAGACGACCGTACCAATGGGCTCGTCGTGTTGGTGCTGATGCAGGAGGACCAGAGGGTTCTTGAATGTCGCGCCGAGCGGATTGATGTTGTCGCCCACGCGGTCCGTGGCCGGCGTTGTCGCCCAACCAGAGAACGTACGACGTGCGGCATCAACCGCCTTGACCTCGAACAAGCTATAGGCGCGCTGGACTTCCATCACTTCTTCTCCTGCGATTTCAGCATGCGCTCCAGCCTCGCCTTCGCGCGCTTGCACCATTTGCCGTCGGGTTTCCTGCAGAGCATATCGACCAATTTGCGCTGGCGACTGACACAGCGTTTGCAGGGCATCAGCCGACCATGAAAATCTGTATTGCCTGCTTCTTCGCTGGCATGGATTGCATGGATCCGAACGCAATCACGAGTGCGACTGCGGCATCAATCTTGTTCACCGACCGCTTCTTGGTGAGCCACCGGTTCTCCCACTTGTCTTGCTCGGTCACCGCCGACATAAGGGCGGATATGAGAACCGGATTGCGTCGCAGTCGAATGCGTTTCTCGGTGAAAGCTTCTTCTAACATTCG